CGGCGGAAGTCCTCAACGGTGGCGTTCTGCTCCCGCATAAATTTCCTCTGGCCGTATTCGTGAAGGAGCTGGGTCGTCTCCCGGCTCCGGTGTGCTGCATGGGGGCCGTTGCGGTGGCAACGGTCCCCACACAGGTACACGGTCAGGCCGTACTTGGTGGATTTTTTGCGGTAGGCGCCGCCGAAGATGTGATGTTCCTCCAGGTGGCCCCAGCGCCCGCAGAGCCAACAGTAGCCGTCACGCATCAGTTGTTCACCCATAGGATGATACACGGCTTCCAGTAGGGGTCATATTCGGCCATCTTCTCTTTCACCAGGGCATCAAATTCCTCGTCGGTCTTTCCTTTGGCCTCGTCGCTGTAGTAGAGCCTGTCGGCCAAGGCCTCCTCGAAGTCCCCACGGTCGTTGTAACACCGCTCGGGTTCTACATCTTGCTGGCAGTCGAGGAACTCTCCGACCTCCGCAGTGACTAAGGTGCAGGACATATAGCTGTAGTCTCCGCTGTTGCATTCATCCCCGGCGAAAACCAGCAGGGGCAGATCCGGGTGTTCGAGCAGAATCTTCCTTATCTTGTCTCCGGTGTGGAGTAGGTCGGTCGGCTTTTTCTCAGATTCCTTCACAGTTTATTCCTCCTTCACAGGCGGGCGGCGGTAGGCCGTGAACTTGCTCGCAGCGTTCGGCTTGTCGATCCAGATGACAGAGTGACGACGGCGGAGCGCCATGTCCGTCAGGTCCACCAAGTACCAGCCGTCCGGCACCGCCAGGTATGGCTCTACCCATACCGGCTCCCCGTCCATCTGCCGCAGCTCGCCCAGCGTGAGCGGCTCGTTCTTCTCCGCGTCCTGCTGGGCGCGGAGGGTGGAAATGGCAAGGCTAAGAGCCTCCACTGCTTCCTCGTCCGGCGGGGGCGTATTATTCCATGCCCGCAGATCATCAAGTATGGCGAGAGCTTTCTCAACTGTCATGTTGTGCCTCCTCCTCAGCCAGCTTGAAGTTGGCAAAATCGGCGTCATAGCACCCGTGGCACACGGAGCCCTCCAGCCGGGGACAACTGCCCCAGTCCAGATCCATGCAGGTCCAGTGGAAATCGACCCGTTTCCCGTCCGCCCAGCCGTGATCGCCCTCGATGTAGCTGGGGCAGTTCTTTCCGCAGGTGATGCGGGGGTTGTTGGCGCACTTATCGCAGATGTCGTCGGCGTGTTTCTTGACCATCTCGATGTAGAGGCCCCGGAACTTCTGGAGCTGGGCCGTGGCCTTGTTGTACTCCCGCAAGAGGCACTCGATTTTGCACTGGTGCCGCCGGTCCTCGGCGGCGGTGATTTCCTCCGGGGTCAGGCCGGTATCCTCATAGGCGGCGAGGCGAGAAATAGGCGCTCCCTTTACCTCGCCCTCGCCACACGCCGTTACGCTGAAAATACTTACATAGGCCTCCCCGTCCATGTACCGATGGGTAAACCTGTCCATCATTTGTACCCCCTTTCCTCGGCTTGGCAGTCGGTGCAGACGTCCTCCCATTCACCTTTGACCTTACGGCTAATCCAGCCGGCATCCTTCTTGGCCTGGACAGCATCGTAGAAGCTCTCCTCCGCCTGGAGTGTGGCCCCGCAGCAGTCGCAGGTGGGGGT